CTGACCCATTACGTCCCTGACGGCGCTGACGCGGAACTGGTCACATTGCCTGCGGTATCAATGATGAGATACCGCGTGCCAGAACTCGCGGGCGTGACGAGGGTGGAGGCAAAATTCAACGATCCTCCCGTCAACTTCAGCCCGCGTAACGTCCCGGTGCCCCCCTTCTCCGCGCCGAACACCGCGACGTTACTCACCCACTGCTCAATGATGCGCTCGTAGTCCGCCGCCCCCGGGGTGTATTTCGTAAACCTTGGGTTGTAGAGCGCGGGAATGGCCTGCGGGAAACTGGCGGTGTCCGCGACGGTATCCTCTCGAATGCGGTAGACGCCTTGCGAATCGGCCCAGTAATAATACGGCTGCGCGACATCACTACCGGCGAGATCCGCCGAGTAGAAGGCAAAATAGTTGGTGAATGTGCCTCCACCACCGTTCGTGGGGGTTTCCGCCCAATACCCCACGCCGTTGGTAATCTCGCCCACGTCATCGTTGGTAATGCTCGCGTAGCTCCCCCAGGCATTCGTAATGGTCCCGGTTCCGGCGTTATCGACTAATCCGTATAGCCCTGCCGCATTGGTGATCGTGCCGGATTCATAGTTGAACACCTGGCCCGGAATGGCGAACACACTCCCCACGGTCGCCGTGTTGTAATTCTCTACGTCGGTCGGACTGCCATACATCGCATGCGCATCCGCCGAGCCGTCAATCGACCCATAGCTATAGATGCCCATGTAGGTGGCCTGATTGGTCTGGGCCACATTTTGGAGAATGTTGATCTCGGTGCTGGCGGCCTTGTAATTCAGTGGGGCGGCGACAGGCGTGAGGTCCACGACCGCGCGCATGCCAGAGCGGTCACTCCCACTGGTAATCAGTCCGTCGCTGAACAGTCCTTTCACGAGCACGTTGCCGTCCACCGTGAGGACATTCGTCGTCTTGTCGTATGTCAGCCCACTATCCGCCCCCAGCACGCCCGCATCATTGAACATGACTTGCGTATCGGCACCCGGCGCCGGAATCGTCGCAAGATCAATGGACAACTTATCGCCCGCACTGCCGTCACCCGTCAGGCCGCCATTCGTGGCCGTCTGCACCGTGACGCCAGTCGTGACCGTGGGAAAGACTGAGGACGCCATTACGTGGTCCCATCCAGCGCGAGGCCGATACTGCCGCCACCCGTCACATCGGAACTGATGCGAAACCGCACGAAGGCGTAATCGCCTTCCTGGAAATGCACCGCCAGCGTCACCCCGCCCGTGAACGTGCTCGCCGCCCGTGACGCAATCTGGCTCCAGGTGCCCCCATACGTCGGATCTTTCAGCGGGTCGTAACTCGCCTCTTCCGTGATGATCGTGCCGCCACTGGTCGTGCCCACCGACGTGAACCATGCCGTGAGCTGCGTATACCCGCGGCAGTCAATCGGGCCACTCGTGCCCGTGGTGGTCCCCGCCGGAAACGCGATCACATGAAAGGGCGCAAGATTCGGAGCCATATACTGCTACCCGCCTTGGTCCGTGAATATGTTGTAGGTCCCGCGCGGATCGGGCGCAAACGCCGGATCGACTGCCAGATCCGTCATCTTGACGTTCGCCAACTTGATGTCCTTCATCGCGTCGCTCGCGTCCATGCGAATCTTCTCTGCGGCTGACGGTTCAATCGCATACAGCAACGTGAGCGCATCCGCGAGGCAGAGCCGGAACATCTTCGCGTAGCCCGGTGGACAGACATACGCCGCCGACAGCGCCGAGAAATTAGGCGTGAGCCGATCGGTGTAGAGCACCAGATCGTTTTCGCTCGTATTCGGCACGTTCCACAGCGTGATCGTCCCCAACGGATTCGTCGGGTTGTAATACAACGTCTGCGGCAGCGTGTTCAGCAGCCCCTTTTGGGCAATCTGCTGAAACATGTCATCGGTGAGAATCGCCAGCGGAATCTCGGTCGGATACGGCGCCGTCGAGTTCAAGAGCAGCGACGCGCCCTGAATGCTCATGGGTCGCGCCGCGGTGCCTGTGTCGAAGTCGCCTCCCGGCCCGATCGTGTAGGGATTGGCTGGGGTGCCCTGATTCGCCGCGAGGTCATACACCGTGCGCTCGACCACGAGCACCGTGAGCGCCTGCGTGTTCATCGCGTCCACGAGCTCTTGCAGCACGCCGAAGGCGGTATTCAGATCCCGCGCCTGGATCGACTCGCCGGGGCTATACACCCCGAGCGTGTAAAACGCCTTTGCGCAGATCGCCGTCGCCGTGGTGGTCAGGCTCATTTACGCGAGCACCGGCGCCACCGTCTGCCCCACGGTCCACAGCACGGTCATGCGCGTGCGGCCCGCCGTGCCCGAAGGCGTGGTGACGGCCACGACGCCGATCACGCTGTAGGCCGTAGGGCAGTAGCCGCCGATCATGTTGGTCGCTTGCTGCCCGAACCGGCCCGCCGTGGTGAGGTAGGTGCCATTCACGCCGCCCCAGTTGTTGGCGTTCGAGGCCTGCAGCCGTTCGCCAAGCACCAGATCCGTGGCCGCCAGGTCGCAACTGGTAAACCAGCCATTAGCCGAGGCCGCATCCCCCACCGTGAGACGAGTCGAGGTATCCGTCCACAGCACTTGCGGCACAACCAGAATGTCGAGCAGCGTGGCCCCGGCCGGAATCACCACGGTGCCCGTGTGCGTGACCGAGGTCGCATCTTCCGTGAACAGCACGGTTTTCGAGAAGACCGTGCCCGTGCCCGCGTCCCCCGTCAGGACCGGACTCGCCAGCGTCGGCGTCGTCATCGTGGCGCCCGCGCCGAGCGTCGTCGTCCCCGTGATGGTCGGCGAGGTGATGGTCGGTGACGTGAGCGTGGCCCCGGTCTGGGTATACGTGGCATCCGGGAGAAACGCGCCGCCGTTACTGCCTGTGGACGTGCTCATGGCGTATCCTTCACTGCCGCCAGCGCGGCTTTCTCGGCTTTCGTTTTGGGACCGGGCCGCCGCTTCCGGGGCGCCGGCACATCCACCACATGGTCATCGCTCGCCACTTCGAGCGCGCGATGTTCCGCTTGCGCCTTCGCCGACATCGTGGTCAGCGCGGCCGCCGTTTCCGCCGCGGCCCGCGCGAACTCGTCTTGCATCTGGTCGTAGTGCGCCCGCGCCGCGTCCGGCGATTCCTGCCAGTCCGAACTCAGGCGCCGATGCTCCGCTTCGCTCTTGACGATGCATGTCTCGAGATCGCTGTCCTGATAGCGACCATCGGCTGCCTTGAACAGCTGCTTCGGATACGGGACATAGCGATACGGCCCGTTCCAGTAGCGCAGATCGGACGGGTCCAGTTTGACAATCTCGCCATCATCGCCGCGCGTTTCGGTCTGAATCACACACCACTCCCGCGAAAGAGGGCGAGCGACCGACCGGACGCGCCCGATCGGCCACTCACCCGCCGTTGTTACGCCACGCTGACGCCGGCCGTGATCCCGGAGATCACCAGCCAGAGCTTGTTGACTGCCCGCACATGCAGCGTCGAGCCGATCGCGCCGTTGAACGTGGCGACATCGGAACTGGTCGTGGTGCCCAGGAACCCGCCCGGATTCGTGACCGTATACGCCTGCGCGTCTTTAGCCATGATGATGAGTTCCTGCCCTTCCTGCGCCGAGGTCGGATTCGCCAACGTCATCGCCGAGGCCGCTCCCGAGACGAGCGAGATGAACACGTTGGTTTTCGTCGTCGGGATGCTGATCGCCCCCGCCGCCGTATACGTCATCGAGGTCCAGACCGGAGACACCGGCAGCAACGTGCCGGCCCCCGCGGGCGCCGCCGGGAAGTCCGAGGGCGGCCCCATGAACACCGCCGCGCCGGACGCATGGGCCGCACACGCGCTCCCCTGCTGCCCCCCTTCCACCGCCAGCGTGGTCGAACTGGCGTTGTCGGTGTATTGCGTGAAAAACTCGTTGTCGATCTGGATCAGATTGCCTTTGGCGGCGCCGGTGGCGCTCGCCACCTTGATCGTGAGATCGCCCGCCGCAATGGCTCCGCTCAGTGTCGTCGCGTTCAAGATAGCCATGAGTTACGCTCCCAGAATGCGCACAATCCACTCGGGCCGATACGCCTGCCACCCGTAGATGCAGTCGATCCGCGCGAGGTTTTGGTCGCTGAGAATGTTCCACTGCTTGGCGAGCCGCAGCGCAAAGCCGAGCGGCTTGCTGCGAATGCGCTCCGAGATCGCGCCGCCTTCGGGCTCGACCAGATCCGCCATCACCATCACGACGGCTTCCTTCACCCACGCCAACCCCTGCGCCGAGGTCTGCGCCGTGGTGCCCGTGACGATCGTGATGACTGCGTTGTCCACCGGCGAGGCCGTCACGGTCTGCAACGGGCCCGAGGTGATGATCGGCGGGTCGATCGTCGCCGTGAGCGCACCAGTGGTGTCACTGATCGCCGCCGTCACCCGAAACTGCTGGAGACTGCCGGTGCTCTGGTAGTTCTGCGGATTGACCGCGAACACCCCGGCCGTGCCGGCGACGGCTGAAGGACCGAGCGTGAACACCGTGCCCACGGTCAGGCTTGTGCTGCCCGAGGTCCAGCCGTCCGTGATCAGCGACGTGCCGGTCTGATCCGCCCCGTTGACCAGCGGCGAGCCGGCGAACGTGCCATTGGTGAACCGGGCCACGTTCTGATCCCAATACCAGGACCGGAACCCGAGCGTGTTGGTGGAGTAGACGCCGGTATCGAACGAATCGCTGATCGTGCCGGTCGGATTGAACAGCGCGAAGTTGGCGTTCGTGATTGACGCCTGCATGTCCGGGTTGGTGATGACCATCCGGCGCGGCGGGGCGGCCATGTTCGACAGCAGCGTGTTGGCGGCTAGGTAGACACTGTTCGCCGTGGGGTTGCTGCCGGCCGTGCCAACGACGTTGTAGACCAGCCGGAAGATCCGCGAGAGGCCGTCGTAATCGATCGTGTTGGCGAGCTGCACCGCGGCCGGTTCGACGTAGCGGCTGTTGTAGTCGTCCACATCGACCGTGAGCTGCTTGCTCGAGAACGCGATGCCGACGTTCGCCTGATCCGTCAGGGTGACGGGGACGATCCGATCGGTGATGCCCTGCTGCTGGAAGGCCTGCCCCTTGGTGGTCTGGAAGCGCTGCGGGAGCCGTAAACTGATCGTGTCCCCGACCTTCGCCCCGGCTTGCACATACTCGTCGTCGTAACTGCGATCGACGTTGTTGGCAAACTTGAGGTTGTTGATCGCGAGACGCCCGACCCGCTTCAGCACCCAGTTCGGGGTGATGAGCTGATTCGCCATGTGATCGTCCCTCTACCAGCGCCCCGCCGCCCGCTGTTTCAACTCGCGGGCATTTTCCAGACGGATGTATTCCGGGCCGAACTCGAGGTCATCGGGATCGACCGGCGCTGCACTTGCGGTGCCTCCTACCCGATTGATAGGGGGAGCCGCCGATGAACGAGGGAGGGCACGCGCTGAATCGGGCACAGGGGCAGCAGCGGCACTCACGCGGGCTTCGAGCATACGACGCACCAACGGAACAGCATCGCCCCCGAGCGTCCGAAGCTCCTGGGCAAGCTGCGCGCAGTCCTCGGGGTGCGTGCCGAGGTCATACGCGATGTGGGGACCGAGCGGCGACTGACGAATCGCCTCGAGCATCACCAGGGGCACTTGCGGCGCCTGCCTGACGACCGTCTCGTAATCGGGATGGTCTTTGACGAACTCCGCATGGCGAGCGAGAAAGGCGGCTTCGGCAGCGTGCGCGGCTTGTTCCTGCCGGAACTGTTGAAGCGCCTGCGTGGCTTCTTCCCGTGCGAGGCGGCGGGCCGTCTCAATCGGAGATTCCCAGAACTTGTTCGTTTCTTCTTCAGGCGTGACAGGCGCGGGCGGCGGCGCAGGCCGGGGCTGGCGCTCGAGCGCCTCCAACCGGGCTCTGAGCTGGGCGGCTTCCTCCCGCGCCTGTCGGGCCTCTTCCCGCGCGGCCGCTTCCCGGCCGGTGGCTTGCTCGACGCGGGCCTGTGGGTCCGATCGCGGCTTACCTTTGCCCTTCGCTTTGAACTGGCCGTTCTCACCACGCTCAGCGGCGGGCGGGGGCGCGGCTTCTGGCTCGTCGGCGGCTTCCGGCTCGGCCTGGGTCTCCGGCTCGAGCGGCAACGCATCCGAATCCGCCGCCCACGATTCGACCGGCGCCGCGTCGGGAGCGGGTGTCTCAGTCTCAGGCGTGGTGAGCGTCGCGTCGTCTGGTGTCATCGCCCTTTCAAATCGACCCACAAAAGCAACGGGCGCTGGTGAAGTCTGGAGTGGTCCAGTCCTCACAAGCGCCCGTGCTCTTGTGTGCCCTTGTCATCGCGCAGGTGCTCCGGGGCAGGAGCGGTTCGGCTGGCCGGCCTAGCGCAATGTCAAACCTTGGTTATTTCATGTGATGGCTACGGAGTATACACGGAAATCAATGCACTTTCCCGAACTCATCGAACGAATCACTGTAAGACCGATTCAGCGTTTCAAGCCCTGTCACCTCGACATGTTTGCCGAGGTGACGCAGGACCACGCCCAGCAGGCGCCGATCTTCGGCCTTCTCTTCCTCTGAAAGCCACCAGTTCCAGTCGTAACTCTCCCGCGTGCGCTGGAGTCGGGCGTCAGGCATGCTGCACCACGATACGCGGCACTTCTGGCGACTCCAACATCAGCACTTTGAGCATCGCGTCAATCTCGCGTAAGTCCATCGCGCAGTCAGCAACACCGTGGAAATCTTCAGCGTCAACTTTCAATCGGAGATCCGCGAGCACCGCCACGCGCCGCCGCGTCAGAAATTCAATCGTCGGAATCCCCATCTACATGACCCACATGTTAGAATTAACACTATGCGCGGACATCTCCACGAACCGGCTCGTGACTTCTGGGGCCGAATGGAAAAACAGGGTTGCTGGCTGTGGACGGGCTCGCTCAAGGATAACGGCTACGGGCAACTGAGCCGAGGTCGCGGCAAACTGATTACCGTCCATCGCTATGCGTGGATCTTGACTCATGGAGAAATTCCGCCCGGTCTCCATGTGCTCCACCACTGCGATGTGCGCCATTGCGGAAATCCTGACCATCTCTACCTCGGCACCGATGCCGACAACATGCGAGACATGAGACTCAGAAATCGCATGGCACGAGGCGAACGGTTGCCTGGACACATCCTCACACCCGCACAAGTCGTCTCGATTCGCGAAGAATACGGCAAGGGAGGCATCTCAATGAAAAACCTCGGAGCGAAGCACGGCGTGAAAGCGCAAACCGTGTGCGATGTGATTTCTGGACGGCGCTGGAAACACATCTAGCCCATCGCGCGCCTCCAGCTTGCTCACCAGATCGGCTTCGATGATGGTGCGCCGCTTTTCGAGCTGCTCGACGGTGGGGATTCTCATACGGCGGTCCCGTGCCCGCTCGCCAGGCGTAAATCACGCGCATCCTTCGGACGAATCCATCGGGTCCACCATCGCACCCGCGTCGATCGACGCGCCCCGCAGATACAGACCAGCATCTCTATCTCAGGCCGGTATTCCAATATGAGTGGATCGTGATCGCACGGCATGACGGGCGCGTGATACCTCATTGCGGTCTCTGCGCTTCCATCGCCCCGGCGCCGACTGCGGGCAGCAGAATCCCATACTTCCGCAGGATCTCAATCGTGTTCTCGTCAAACACGACGTAATTGTGCGTCCCAGGCTTATAGTTTTGGACCAGCGAGGCCCGCATGGTGGCTTTCGCCTGCGGGGTATCGTAGACACTGCGCATGAACTCATCGACGCCAGCATCCAAATCGCCGCCGTGCTTCTCGACCAATCCGCGCAGCCGCTCTTGGACCACGTTCACTGGCCGGGAGCCTTGATCGAGATACTTGATGCCGGGAATGCCTGCATCCGCGAGCTGCCGAGAGACTTCAGCCTTTGCCGCCACAATGGGCATGTGTTTCTGCCCAGGCGTGCGCATCGTCCGCGCTTGAATTTCGTGCGCGAGCGACTGATAGAGTGTCCCGCCTTCCGCTTCAGGCAAACCATACGGAGGCGCCACCGTCGCCAGCGCAGACTTCACATTCGCGGGCTGCTGGCTCAGCGGCTTATCCCAATCTAAGAACTGATCCGGGTGCGCCTTGATGGCGACTTCATACATCGAACCCTTGACTGGAGCGACTCGCCCTGCGTATTTCGTCAGTGCCGCTTCGTAATCATTCGCATATTGTGGCGTGAACCCGCGTCGTATCGCTGCCGTGGCCTGTGGGCCGGTGTTTCCAGACGCCAAGTGCAACAACGCGAGATCGGCTCCGTTTTCGGTGTTGATCGCGCGTTTCACGCCATCGACAATCACGTTCGTGCCTTGCGATAGTTGATCGCGATATGCCTTGGCGGTCGCTTCCTGCTCCGCAAAATACAGCCCGTGCCCGTAGGCTTGCGCCCCTTCGCCCGTGCCGATCTTCGCGGTCTCGAACTTCTCGAAATCATGCGGCGAGCCGTGATACGCCTTGATGACGCCCGCCAGCCGGGGAAACTTCTCGGCCAGCTTTTCCAGCATCCCGCCCGACATCGCCCCACCTTCGAGCGGCACGCCTACTTGCATCACAATCGCGGGATCGTCCAGCCCCAACCACTTCACGACCGACCGTAACAGCCCTTGCCCCGGCGCATCAAACACGCTGGCGTTCTTCGGATCGGCCCAATAGGGCACGCCGACGCCGGGCGGGGGCCGCATCCCGTCAGGCATCAGCGGGCATCTCCGGTGGCGTCAGGGCGGCCTCCTGCTCCCGCTGGGCGAGGGCTTGCTGATGCTGCTGATCCGCCATCTGCGCCTCGTGCTGGCGATCGGCATCGGCCTGCATCGCCTCGTGCCCGAGGGCTTGCGACTCTTCCATCGCGTGCGCTTGCAACGAGGCGCCCTTTGCCGCCGCGCCGATATGGGCCACCGCAATGGCCGCTGCGTTCTTCATCACTTGCAGCGCCAGATCCTTGTCGGCGACCGCGTGCGCGTCCATCTCGGCGATCCGCAACCGCACCTGCGCATCCATTTCCGCTTTCTGGATGCCCGCCTGCGCGTCGATCTTCGCCTTCTCCAGCGTGGCTTGCTGTTTGATCTGGTCGGTCTGAATGATCTGCGTGGCTTGCTGGAGCTGCGCCTGCATCGCCTGCATCTGCGCCTGGATTTGGGGCGGGATCGCGGGCTGCTCCTGATCCTCTTGATACGCCTGCTGGAGTTGGGGCGGCAGCGAATTCTTCGCGATCTCCGCGATCTTCTTCGCGCCGGGGTAGTCCTGTTCCTCGAGCCACGCGGGCGCCAGCGCCGCGGCCATCTCGGGCGGCACCACTTTCATCACGTTGCTGATGGCGTCGGAGGCTTCTTCACGACGGGTGGCATACGCCTTCCCAGCGACGGCTTGGATCGAGTATTCGCCCTTCTTGAGATCGATAAACTTCACCGGCATGGGCGGACTCGGTTGTCCCTGCGGTCCCGGTGGCCCTTGGACGGTCTGCGGCACCGGCTGGCCTGGTTGCCAGTTCGGCAACGGTTCCGGCGTGCCGTCTTTGCCCTCCACATACGGCCAGTTCACCATGATCAACCGCTGATGCTCTTCCACGCCCATCGCGGGAATCACGCGACCGGGCCGGTCGAACACGCGCGGAATCATCGCCCGCAGGACCTTGCCTTCATAGGGAATCGAGATGGACACCATGTTGTCCAGATAGCCACTCGACCCCATCTCTGATTGCTGTTGCAGCGCCTGGATCGCGCGGCCGCTCCGTTCGTGCGGGTCCAACTGCCCGAGGGCGACAGGTGGCACCCCCGACGTGGTATGGACATCATCCTTCGCCATCGCAATCGCGGCGGCCATTGCGGAGATGTCCGGCTGCACGTTGTTGCGCTGGGGGATCGGCAAGAGTGCCCCGGACGGGTCCTTCACCATCTTGACCGGCAGCATCGGGAAATCACGCACGCTCGACTGATTCCACCACTGCAAGTAGGGCTCGATGGTCTCGTAGTAGCCGATGTAAGGCGCCGAGCTCGCCAATGCAATCGCCTTGATCAGCGCCGAGCGCATCACGTTGTAGGCGACGGCGCTCTCTTTGGCCGGTCGGACGATGCCCGTCCAGCGATGGTCCCCGTCCACGTAGCTTTCGTCCGCCACCGTCGGGATGATGGGGATATACGCCCCGTAGGTGTCACTCACATCCCGTGGTTCCTCGAGATACTCGATCGCGTTCAGCTTCGACCACCACACCTTGCGGGTCCGCACGGGCCGCAACCGCCCATCCCCGAAATCCTTGCGCTCGACCGTCTCGACCACTTCCCAGCACTCGGCCACGCGGATCGTGATGCCCTGCTCGTCATCGCCCACATCGGACGTGAAGATCCAATCGCTGGCTTTTTTGTCCCCGATGGCCGTCAACTGCGCGGAGTCGTAATCCGCCAACTCCGACTCAGGATACTGGTCCCGATACTGCGACAACACCACGTCTTCGGTGATAAATAGCCGTTTGCCATCGCTGAAATCCGGCTCTTGTGCGAAGGGGTCCGGGTAGACACTGGCCCCGTTCAGGATGCGCCGATACACGATGTTGAGGTCGTGTGCCGCCGCGTCGTCTTCGCCGGGATCATCCAGGCAATACTCAGTGTCAATGCGATACCAGCTCAGCCCGGCCTTGTCCGACCGATCCGCCGCCCAGTTCCGCGCAATCGAGGCTCTCGACTCCGCTTGAATCCCCCGCACGATGTCTTCGTAGGCTTCGGCGGTGTCCTGGTTGGCCCCGCCGCCCTTGGGGGCAAACTTGAGCGCCAGCCGCGCTTGCCGGCGCACGTTGGCGATCTGCTGGCACGGGCCACGCAGTTGGTTGACGGTGATCGTGGGCTTCGGTGGGGTTGGCGGCAGGCCACCCGCTGCATGCTGTCCGGCGCGTTGGGTGCGGACCAGCGGGTCCCACTGCTCGCCGAAATCGACAAACTTCAGGTCTTCGACTTCGCGCTCGCGCTGCTTGCTGAACTTCTGCGCGGAGATGGCAAACCAGCCCAGTTTGCGCTCGTGACTCTTCGCTTGCTCCTCCGACATCGGCTCCCGCACACGGGCGATGTCATCGCGAGCGTTGAGATCGTCGGGCTCAGGCACCCGTCACCAGCCAGCGGAGACGGCCCCAGAAGGTCGGCCGATGTAACACCTCTTGCGCGGCCAGAATGCGCTTCTGCGCTTGCCCCGTCTCAAGCCAACGCGAATCACAGCAGTCCGACAACGCCGATTCCGCGAGCACCCACGAGTCTCTGACTGATTGCTCGACCTTGAGAATGTGCGCGTGCTCGGCCGCGATCTCCTTCGTCCACGCCTGCTGTTCAAGGGCGAGCTGTTCAATGATGGCGCGCAAGACATCATCAATCCGAGCTTCCATGTCCGCGCGGAGTTCAGTGATCGCCGTGTGGCGCTCACGCTGGGCGGTGCCGTTCATTCGTTCACGAAAGGCTGCGTCACGGGTGTGGCCCGGAGTGTAACACACGCACGGGGTTAGCGATTGAGGATCTTGAACACCATTGCCACCCACGAGGAAACAATCAGAACCTTGATGACGAGCACACTCACACGCACAGGGTTACATCGCGCTCCAATGCACGGGCATCGGGAGAGCCGGCGTCTTATCGCGCGGGCGCTCATTCGTCATCTCCTCCTCCACCACCGCCGCATACCGAAACTGATCGGCCGGATGCGAGGTCCAGTCGTGCAGCTCCTCCCCGAGAAAGATTCCCCGCTTCGGGTCGAACTTCTCCCGGTACTGCCCAATCGCATCGAGGAACCGCTGGCACTTGGTCTCATCCGCCCACAACCGGGCGAACAGCAGCCGGCCAGCGTTGATGCCATCATCCACGCCAATATCCGGCACCACCTCGAAGGACCAGCCGAGCGCCGCCGCGGTCTCCAGCCGCGTCTTGCCGGTGCCCAACTCCGTCGCCCGCACATCATGGGGCGCAAAGTGCTTCCCCCAGACATACGGCTTCCGCTGGAGCAGGGCGATCATCTGCGGGATGCCGTCCGACTCCGCCCCTTCCTCGTAGTCGATCATCCGCACTTCGCGGGCATACCGCTGATACATCCCCACCGCCATGCGCGAGCCTTTGCCGAGGTCCCACACGTCGTAGACCTTCAACGCCGGGTCGTATGGCACATGGCGGATGCGCCCTTCCCGCGTCATCAGGTCGAGCTCTTTGCCGTAGTAGGCGCCCTTGATGGCGGCCGTGGGGCTCAAATACCATTCCTGGTCATACTCGGCCTGCGTCATCAGGTTGGCGGCAATCTGCGCACGGTCATCCTCCATCGCCCGCCGAATCGCGGTGATCGTCGCGCCTTCCTCTGTCGCCAGCGTCTTATCCACGTCCTGCCAGAGCGCAAACCAGCTGGCATCCGCCTTCGCTACCTCATGCGTCCGGTAGAGCTGATTCTTGCCCTTGATGGTGCCTGAGAACATGCCGTAGCCGAGATGGTCCGCGAGCGCCTTCGACACGACTTCGCCGTGGATGCTCGGCGGGTGCTGGCTGTATTCGTCGTAACAGACGCCGGAGAAGGGCAATCCGCGAAAGCTGTCGGGGTTGTCCGCCCCGAACAGGCGCACGGTCGTGCTGTGGGCGTCCGGGTTGAGGGGCCCGGCTTGACTGACGCTGTAACGGTTGGGCGCCTTCGGGCGGCGCGGATACTTGATACTGAGCTCGGATTCGTTCGGCTTGTGATAGGGCACTACCGCAGCGATGCGCTTTAATGGCTCCCAAGCCACTGACTTGGCCTGCCCAAGTAGCGGGAGGATATGGCCGTATTGCCGATGTTCAAGTAGCTCGTCAATCTCGGCCTTCGTGAACTTCGGCTCGAGGAACCGCAACCGCTGGCTTTCCCAGTCGTCATCGAGGGCGGCGCGTTGATGGTGATTGAGGGCGGCGGTGGTCTTGCCAGCTCGGCGGTGCAAAACAAGGGCAGCCCAGCGGCGGAACGAGGCGTGGAAGGACTGTGCCCAGACGCGGGGCTTGTAAGGGATCTCAATTTCGACCTGTTTCGCGGCAGTAGCCACGGGCTAATTCGGCTTCTCGCGCAGCACGATACCGCTCGGCGTAGCGTGACGACGCTCGTAACGCGCCGTATATGAGAGGCTTACATCTGGCTTGAAACGCCGAGGCTTGCGCTCCCGTGGACGGTCCTTGAATGCCCGTGACTGAAGCTCGGCCTTCGTCTTATCCTCGTGGCAATTCGCGCAGAGCCACTGTCGGTTGGATGGCTCGTCGCTACCACCCGCCCATTTCGGGATGACATGATCGTTGTGAAGCGAAGGCCGCCAGGTCCCGCATTTCACGCAATGTCCGCACATTCAACGCCTCACTTCTGCCATCGGAATACATGCTCCACCGGCGCCCCATCCAGCCCGGTCACTTCCTGCCGTTGCGCCGGCTTATCAAGGGCCTGGTCAATCAGATACGCCGCCGCATGCGTGTTCGGGTCACGCGCCCAGAACTCATACACCGCCTCGGGGTCGTTCATCGCGGCGACCGCGGCCTCGGCGCTCTCCACCTTCTTGAACTTGCCGGTCTTGTCGCGGAGCACGAAATGTTGCACGCCCATCGCGGCCGAGACTTGCGACTCCAGCAGCCCGCGCATCCGCTCAAAGACAAACTGCTGCAACACTTTGCGCTGGGCTTCCTTCTCGAGGGTTTTCTTACCCTTCGTGCCTTTCTTGCGTCCGCCGGTCTTCTTGCCTTTCATTGCGTGTCAAGTTTAGACGATTTAGACGCCTCCACCTGCTCCTGAGCAGTGCGCAGGGCTTCGGTGACGATCAGGTCGTGCCCGGCCTGATCCGCTTTCAGCCGTTCGACTTCCCCTTGGAGGGCGTCACGCTGGCGGGTGACACGAGTGAGTTCATTGTCGGCTGGTGGCTCTCCTTGCGACCACAACAGTTCATTCCCGCCGTATGTCCAATGTTCTCCAGTATGACCGCTTGGCTTGTCGCAATATCTTCCAGAACGATCCGGGGCAGGTTGACCACACACACGCTTGTGTTCTAGCGTCTCCCCCGTAGCGTTACAGAGGGCGTCGAGACTACAGAACAAGGTCCAGACCTGCGAGATCGGCATCATTCCGATTGGATTACCCCCGGCGATGGCGCGCGTGATCGCATCATTCGGAGACCGATACTTCTGAACTGCGGCCTGAATCCGGCTGTTGATGGCTCGCAGCGCCTCCACGGAGACGCGGGCGTCTCGCTCACGACAGGCGATGGCGAGCGTCTCCCGTGTTTGCATATGCGCCTCACTTGAACCGAGCGCCAGCGCCTTCCACTTGTCCCGCTCCTGCTCGGCGGTCGCGCGGGCGGCCTTCAGACCCTCTAACTCTGCTTGAAGTCTATCGGTATGGTTGGCGTAGAAAGCCACGCGCGCCGTCAGCCACTGATTAGTCATCGCTTCCGCATCCTTCCGGGCCTGCTCGGACTTGGCGAGGGCCGCGTGGAGATCGGCGACGAGGCGATCATGGTCCTGAGCGCGGATAACATATTCGCCTACGTCAAATTGTGCGTAAGCCCCTATCGCCTCGTCATATAACGCTGGTTCTCCACCTTCGCTGGCGATATAACGAACGACATATCGCGGAATCGTTAACACAACCCCATTCGGCACGCGCAACGGTTGAACGATAACACTCGCCGATCCGCTGGGGGCTGGACCGTCGCGCATACCGCACGTCTTCAGGCTCGGATGAAGGAGACATTCGGTCGGTGGACAGCGACACAACGGATACTGACCAGATCCGATGGGGACGGCGGGAGGCGGGAGGGGATCATCGGTCATTGTTGTGCTTTCATAAATTCGCGTCGATATTTCTCGTCCTTGCGGCAGAACGGCACGCGCTTCGGCTTTGTCTTCCGCTGGAGTTTCTTCCCACACCACGCACAACGAACCGTCATGGCTGTGGCTCCTCGGCGGGTGCGCGAGTGGACCGGGCGACCGCATGAACCTCGTGATCGCGGTGATATTCGCACTCCTTGCACCAGACATCGCGGTCGTCGCCGGGCTCATAGGGCGTCCGAGACTTGAACCTGTGCAGCGTTAATTCTTCGTCCGGCTCCTCGGCGGGTGGGAGGGTGGCAGACTTCGGCTGGCAGATCGGCCCATGGGGTGCGCGCCCAGTCACTAGGCACCTTCGGCAGCGATAGACATTGAACACGGTATCGAATGCCCAATCGTGCGGCTGTTCGTCCTGATCGTCCCGCGGCGCCACGTCCGTCATTTCACCCCCACCACGCCCGCCAGCCCCAATCATGCCGTAGCCGGCCGGCAACTTCGAGCCAGTCCATAACCAACACGTTGGCGTCTTTTTAATTCGTGACTCAAACCTGACCGCGAGCGGAATTCTGGGCTTCATCGATATCTGACCTCGGTCACCTTAATGCCATACTGTGCCTCGAAGTGCTTGAATTTCCACTTCGCGAGAGCCAGTGTCGGCCCGCCTTTCACATCCTCAAACACGACATCGCCAGTTGGGGTGTGATACATGAAATCGAGGCGCACCACGCCAATCTGCCGCACGAACCCAGAAGAGGGCGCATGTAACGGAAACTTGGGCTGCAACCACAACTCACGGATATGCCCGGCCTTCTCCAGTAGTCGCAGCTCGCCGTAACGTTTGCACTCGGCGGCCGAGTCAAACAGGATGCCGTCACAGGTCCGCGCCAGCTTGCCCGCGGCATCGGTTCTGACGCCAAACTTCGAGCGCGTGACCGGATGCCGCCCTGCACGGCCGATCGCCTGTCCTGAGCCAACCTGACGCGCCCTACCTACCTTCTGCGGGCTCATCGTGCCCCCGGATGCCGGGTATCCGCACCAGTCGGCCACCGCACTTCCTCTACCGCAAGCCGTCCCAGGAACTCCAAATCGTCGGCGTCTACGCTAATCACGCTTAGAAGTTCACTAATCAAGTCGGTCAACGGCGCCGGAATTTCATGGAGACGGATCAGGGCATCAAGAGACGCACGGGCAGTGACGAGCCCTCCCCGCATTAGGGCCGGTCGCGTCAGTAAATCCAGCAATCTCGCGGACTCTCGATTATTCAAAAATACCTCTTGACATACCCAAACGCTTGGGTTATTCTCTCTACATGGTCAACACAATCACGCCAACGGGAAAGACGACAAAGAACGGCGATGCACTGGCGATTAGCCACTACGCGAAGGGCGTCTGGAAGGTGCTGGCGATTCGCCCGGACGGTCAAACCGCTTGGTTCATCCGCGCTACCTCGAAAGTTGAGGCGCTTCGCTTGGCAGACTGGTCGCTCAGTGTCTAAGAATCCGCACGCGGTCGCCCTTGGCCGGAAGGGGGGCCGCGCGACATCTAAACGGAAGGTCGCCGCGTCTCGCGAGAACGGCAAAAAAGGTGGACGGCCCATTATCAGAAAGGCGATCATCGCTTCTCCCCCATTGGACACAGGGCATCGAGATTGATGGCTTCGATCGCTCGTGCGATTTTGTCACCGACCGCCTTAGGCTCGTCTGACCCAAGCGCACACACCTCATCTCCGTAGGGGTTACTAGCTAAAGCTATCGCTTGGCGCTTGAGTTCTCTCAATAAATCCATAGAGACAGAGGCTTCGACTGCGGAGAGTTCTCGTATGAGACGGCAATTAGGATGTGGACACCGTTCAATGGGCGCTCGATGACCGGCCTTCCAGTCCTCTTCAACATACGTCCAGTGACCATCAGTTGCCGACTGTCTCGCTAACTCCAATAGCCGGGCATGGATGCTGTCCATCACCCCAACCCCGCCACATGCCGCTGCACGATGTCCCGCTGGCTGTCGCGCTTGATTCGATCGCAAGCTTTACAGCGGGCGCTCAAGCCGCTTTTGATGGCCGCCTGGCGCACGAAGTAATCCGCCGTCGCGGGTTTCTCGAGGTGACAGGCGCGGCAGGTTTTCTTGGTCATGCGGCCTCTCGGAGCGCTTGAACGAGCTGCCGGCCAATGAATGCCGTGTAATCCGGGGGAATCGCCTGGTTCAGTTCCGCATCGTTCATCCAGTCGATGCCCATCGCGGCCTGTTTCCGTGCGCGCCCACCGTGGCCCTTCGCGTTGTTCCCGCCATGACCAGCCACAGTCACGTAATCGCCAGCGCCAACGCTCCCGGTATGTTGGGGATGCACCGGCGCGAACAGCACGCCGTCCGACTCAAAGAGCCGATGTCGCAGCACGCCCAAGCCGAACATCAGCCCGCAGAGCGTCACCGGCCGAATCAGCGGCGCCCCGATCACGTTCTCGATCACGTAGGGCAGGCCGAGACGTTGCAGTGCTGCCCTGGTCTCCGGCACCAGATCCACGCGCTCGATGTCCGTCCACCGCTTCGCCGACCATGAATACTTCTGGCACGGCGGGCTGGCGTGGATCGCATCGAAACGCTGGCCGAGATACTCAGGATCGACTGCCAACCGACGCAGGAGCGAGAGCGCATCGGCCTGCACGAACGTGAACGGATAGCGCGGTTGCGGCTTGATGTCTACGCCCACGATTCGATCGAACCCGGCCCGGTGATACCCCATCGCGGCCCCGCCGGCGCCGCAGAACAGGTCCAAAAGCCTCACAAAACTCCCCACTTGACAGAACCCAAGCGGTTCGGTATAGTCGTCGTATGACGCCACAGGAATCGACCACCACGCCCCGTTGTGCGGACTGCGATCAACCAGCCACGGCCTACGTTCCAGGCGAGCCCCCACGGTGCCTCACCCATTACAACGCCCACGAAGCGCAACGCGCGTACGAGCGCGCCCTCCGTGCCTCGTAAGAACCCTGCGGCCGTCTCCCTTGGACGGAAGGGCGGCAAGGCCCGATCGGAAGCGAAGGCCACCGCCGCACGACTCAACGGATTACGTGGAGGGCGCCCACCCATGAAGCCGAAATAGCCCCTCATGCGGCACTATCCCGTCCAGCCTTCAGGCTTCGCCAGTCGCGCGTCAGTGGGGTATCCACCTTCCCGATCGCGGTGAAATCGACACCGAGCGGCTTCGGCGGATCGGGTTCCCGCTGGAGCTCGGGAGAGTCATCCGCACACGTCAGACACCGCTTACCGTTCCGCTTGAGATAGCCCCGCCCGTTGACCACCGGCATCCGCACGAGCTGATATCGCTCGCCTTTCTTGATGGTGGCGCCACAAGCCCCGCAGAGGATCGCCGTGTCAGCGGTGGCGGGATCTCTCACGAGGCATCTCGATTGCGTCCGCCGATGGCTTCCAACCCTCTCGGCGCAATACTCCGAATCGACTCGAACCCGAACGACCGCTTGGCTGGCGGCTCACTCTCGAGCCACGGGTGAATCTGCTGATGACACGCGAAGCAGAGCGGCACCTGGTTCTTCCCGGCGTTGCTCCCGCCGTGCTGCACTTCGATGATGTGGTGCCGATAGACGCGCCGGTAACACTCACAAGAAAAGCACTTACTCTCATCGACGCCGCGAAACCGCCAGTACGAGCCAGAGGCTTCATGCTCCCGGCGAACGCCGGCATAGTCCCAATCGCCCGGCCGCGGCAGCACCACGGCGGCAAACTGGTGGAGCACCCACAACCGTTCGTCCGTGTGGCGCACCATGAGCCAGAAGCAGTCGAGCACGTAGACTTCCGGCAAGGCGGCGAGCCGACGCACGAGGTCCAGGTCGATGACGACACCAGTCACAGGATTTCAATGAGCGCCGGGAAGTGTTCGGGATAGCCATCTGAACGTGCCGCCGCGGGCGTTTCTTCCTGAAAACGGGCAAACAATTCCCGATAGAGACGCGCTGCTTCATCCCTCGAGAGCGGCGCGGCCTCGTGAGCACGGACGCGGTGTGAGGTATCGACGCGCAACGCCATCAACACCGGCCTGGTCCGCGCGACAAACGCGATCGCATCCACCACCGCCTCAGCGTCGTAGGGCACATGCAGCTTTGAACAGCGGCACTTCACCGCTTCCTGAAGATCGGCCGAGGAATTGAACTGCTCGACCTTGAGGAGCTCATGAAGAATCGCCGCGATGATGCCCGATCGTGATCGGCCTTGGGGTTCCGTTTGGTGAGTTTTCTCAGGCATTTACGTGTCGGCGCGTTCTGTGCGCCTGCTCTAATTGATGGAATCAGCAACTAAGAACAAAGAAACACAGAAGATCGAATTCCCCGGATCTGTTCTCCGTAGCGACAGAGACCGGAGGGCAATCCTTGAGCAGTGCTTGTCATTTACTTGCGCTCAGCTTGAGCACTGCTGGAGCTGTGCTTGTGGTCTGCTTGTGCCGTGCTTGAGCACCTGCTCTAGCACGCTGAATCGCCCGCTCCGATCGCCCCTTCGCGTCGTCGTAGACTTCCACCTGGGTATCGTTCACGAGGTCGTCGCCATCCACCCGCCAGAACTTCTTGACCAAGGGCCAGCTCCGCCGCCACTCCCCCACCGTCGCCCCAATTGCCCGCCTGATGGCTTCATGGTCATTCGGCAGCCGAGCACCCCGGCGCCACGATTGGGTCAACATCTCCCGGTAGACACCTCGAGCCTCCATCGGGAGCAGGAACCCTGTCGAGCCGTTCCAGCGGTCAGTCCAGAACCATTCGGCGAGCAGCTTCTCCGCGGCCATCAGTCCGTGTGCTCCCTTCCGCCTACCGCAGTGTCGTCGCGTTTCGGCTGCTGGGGCGGGCGTGCGCGATCATACGCATTCACGCCAAGATACTTATCTGCCAGCCAGCAGATCGCAGCATGCCGTGACCGTTCATCGACCACATCGATCGCGCGCACGAATTGTCGTAGCGCTCTAATAGCTGGATCGCTGCGCGTTCCTCGTCGGCGTGCGCTCGGCGGGGCTGGAGAAGCCGGCGGTGTTAGTGGATCGTGTTCATCCACAGAGTCGCTCGGGCCTTGAACGAAAAATTCCTGCTTGAGGCGCTCCATCTCCGCCGCGTCCTCTGCAATGATCCGCTCCGCTTCCTCAATCTGCTGATCGGTCAAGGTCTTGCGCTCGGAGTCGTCATCCATTGCGGTCCCTTCCTTTCGAGTGACGGGTCCGGCCTGCGCTCAAAGGTAGTGGAGCCTTCTCACTCCCCGGAATTGAGGAGCACCCGATCGCTCCTCGCGTCAGATGAACTCCACCACCGATGACTCATTGAAAACGGCGGTGCTTCCCTCGCGCCCGTCTCCCATGTGTTGGAAGGAGTCACGAACACCGCCGCCTTCAAACCTTGTGCTTTACCGCTTGCGTTCGGTCGCTGCTGCGGTGTTCGCCGTCACCGCGGCGCTCAGATCGGCCGAGGACGCCTTCAGGGCATCCGCTTCCGCCTGGACGGGCGCGAGCTCCTCCGCCGTCGCGCCGTTCGCCAGCGCCGCCGCAATGGCCGCCTCGAGGCGGGCGGCAAAGCCGTTGATGAGAGCCGTCGCGCTTGCCATGACGGTCGTGGCAGCGGTAACGGCCGTTTCGAGATCGGACAGAATCGGTGAGGCCATGTGAGTAACTCCTTGTCGAATCGAACGGTTTACGAGTGAGACGCAGCGTCGGCCTGCTCGGCGGCGGCGAGCTTTGCAGTTCCCTCCTTGAGACTGGCAGCAAACGCCGCCTCTTGTGCCGCAGTGGCGCCAGGTTGGAGGAGCCCGACCCAGCGATCAATCAGCGGATCGAGTTCCGCTTGCGTGAAACTCCCCTCTACGATCAGGCTCGGATCGGCCCCTAACGTCAGCACGATCCGCGTGAATACGGCCTTCTTGTCAGCCATCAGCTTTCTCCAGGCGCGGAGTAGACGCGCCGTCACTCGGTTGCTTTTCTCGTGTGACTCACCCCACGTCGATAGGCTTGGTCATACGCCGCCACACGCGCCCGATGCCGGCGACGACACGCCCCGCAGTAGACGTAGATCCCTGAGTCGCCCGCACAGTCCGGGCAAACACCTTGCGCGCGCCGCCGGTAATAAATCTGCGGCTTCACAACACGAGCTCCGGCTGCTGCGTGATTACCTGATCCCATGCGCGCACCTGTGGAATGTTGGTATCCGGCCACTTCGAGAACCCGGAGCCGTCGAACGAATCACACCCGGATTTCAGCGCCATCTCGTAACGGCGTTTCCCGTTGACCCGGCCCCAATGCACCCAGATCCCGCGAGACTTTGCGATCCCGCAGAGCGTCCGCGCGAAGGGGGATTCCTTGAACTCAGTGGAGCCGCCAATAAACAACGCGCCCATTTCCCCCCACGGCACGCGCTCGAACGACAATCCATCCTGGGCCACGAACGCCGGTGGAAATCCTAGGCCACGAATCAGCCGAGACCAAAACGGCCAGCGCCGCAACGTAGACGCGGCATCAGCCACGACATCAGGTGCCGCCACGAATAAACAGCCGTGAGAGCCCTGAGAGTCGTGATAGGGCTGATAGGCTTCCAGCATCCGCGCGAAGGCTCCTTCATCGAACCCGGAGAACGCGCCGTTATCCATCGCCCACTGGCCGGGTTGTAAATCCAGCGCGGCCGGGTCGTTCCATTGCTTCGGCACGATCAGATGCCCGACCGTGGCACTGCGCGCCGTTTGGGTCGCCCCGGAAACCAGCAAGATCATCGCTGCACCGGCCAGCGCCAATTCACGCCATCCACCCCGCGCTTGAGTGACTGCTGATATTCCTCATCCAGCCAGCGCTGTTTCATGCCGTCATGCTTCCGCTGGCGCACCAGATAGCCGAAACCGAGAAGCAGAACTGAGGCGAAGATGTAACGCATCACAGCTTGAACTCCAGGTAGTGCCGGTCCCCGTGAATCACCAGCTCGCCCTCCGCCGTGCGCGGCAGAATCGTGATCTTCCCGGCGTGCTCCAGATCGTGATGGGTTTTACAGAGTGGCGCGCGATTCTCCGGCGCATACTTCAGCCGCTTCGACTTGCTGCGATAGACGATGTGGTGTTGATGCACCGCACGTTCTCGACAACCAGGCACGGCACACTTCCTCCCGTAGCGTCGCCACACTTCCTCCCGGCAGGCTTTCTCCAGCGCCTCGTTGTTGAGCCGTCGTCCGCGCCGATCCTCCACGCCAGTGCTCCCCTTAGGAATCGCGAGCAGTGAATAGTCGATGCCCATGACTACAGAACCCTAACACCGCGCGAAGGGCACAGACAGGCGCACAGGGTCATGCGTGGCGCTCCCGTTCCACCCGCGCGATCATGCGGCCTCAGCCTCGTTCGGTAGCGGAATGTTCAGCCCGTATTCCTGTGCCGCCCAACGCACTTCCCATTCCATCAACTGCGAAAATTCCTCAGTCGAGAGCGCGGAGCTGCGCTTGTTCGGAATCTCTTGGTTGAGCCGTGGATCGACGTGGGTGCCGAAGCACTTGGCGACGAGCGCGTAATGCACATCCTCGTGCTCGTGCTTGTCGTAGCCGAGTTCTTGCGCGATCAACGGCACTGCGATCCCCCAATGCCATCGGTTCTGCCGGTCGCTGCGTTTGTTCCGATGCCGGCGCACGACGACATCGATTGGCTGGCCGGCGAGTTGGCGCAGATACCCGCGACGAAGGTTCCGTTCGTTCTCCGCGAGTTCGAGGCGTTCGCCATCGTCGGATACCTTGCCGTGGAAGATCGGAACGAGTGCCACCCGTTCACGCCTCGGCCTCACGAATCGCTCGCGCGATCGCCACCAGCACGCCCGGCCATCCTTCGGTTTCCTGAAAGCTGAGCACGAGGGCATCCAGTTCATCGCGTTGATCGCGCTCCTCGCGCAACGCAACCACCCGCGCCAAGACTCGATCCGCGCCCCAGCGATACACCGCCAGCACAAACTCCGCCCATCGCTGTTCCCGTCCCGCCTCGTCTTCCTGGTCGGTCAGCACTTGCTCGTCTCGTTCGATCGGATCGGCCTGCATTGGAGAGCACCTCAGAACGCAATCTCGTCAGACTTCAGCGGCAACACTGGTTCCTCGGGCTTCGCCTCGGCCCGCTCCAACGTCAGCAAGTCCTCACCCCACTGGCTGGTTTTGCTGGTGTAGCGCACCGCCTCACGGTCCTGACAGAGCTGCTCGGCCAACGCCGCGATCGGTTTCTTGATCGTGCCGGCCTGAGTGCCGTCCGAAAACGTGACCAGCGTCCTCGTGATGTTCTTGTTCTTCGTCGGCGTGCTCGACACCCGGGCGATATACAGCTTCCCGTCTGCGGGGATCTCTTCGCCGTGCTGCGTGGCCGCGTAACCTTCGGAAACGGCGGACGGTGGCGCCTGGATGGGCTCAGGAGCGACGACCGCGTAGCCCGATGGCTCGCTGGCCTGCTCCATCTCTTCTCGCGCGTAGAGGCCCGCCAACTGCTGTGGGAAGGCTTTCCGCAGGGCCAACGACTCGGCGCACTTCGCCAGCATCGTGTGGGGCATCTTTCGCCACATCGTCCCACCCGCCTCGCCGGGGTAATACTCCGACCACCGCGCCACCGCCTCGTAGCCGAAGCGCTGGCCCTGCGTGAGCCGATAGACCTTGACCAAGCACGCGGCCGGCGCCTTCTCGTCCAGCGCACTGCTCGACCAGACCCCGTCCACCAGGAACAGCGGCACATCGCTGCCGGCCATTTCGCCAGTCATCGCGGCCTGCGAGCGCATGAAGTCGATGGACGTGACCGGCGTGTACTTGCCGCCGCGCTTCGTGAAGTGCAGCAACTTGTCGAGGGGATGCACACCCCGCCGCGCGCAGTCGAACAGGAACAGCTTGAGCTCGGCATCCGTGGCCCCGTTCGCCACGGTGCGCTTGATCAGGTCGAGCTGTTCGACGGTGACATCCACGGACCGTTCCATCAGGGCTGTGGTCATTCCGGCACCTCCGTGGTCTCGGCGTGTTCGACCACCGCGTCAAACTCCAGCCGGTCGTGTAACGCCCGACGCAACGCCCGCCCGACTTCTTCCTGGCTGTAATCGGGATAGCGGTTCCAGCCGTCGCCAGAGACTGCGGGCACATCTATCCAGACCGAATAGCGATGCCGCACCTTCCGTTGCTCCATGACGCTCATCGCTCCGTCTCCGTGCCCCACGGCGTCTCTGGCCCAATCGCGCCGATCACCTTCCGCGCCTCGGCTCGTGCATCGGCAACGGCCTTGTCGAAATAGACCGACCCATCAGGCACCGGGAACGACTCCGGCACCGGAAGAGGCTGCACGGCCGCGATACGCCGGCGTAACTCCGCCGCATCGCCGGCTAAGCTCGGTCCGATCTCCCCCGCGCAGCCATCCAGAAACCGCGCGGCCGCTCGCGCGATCGCCTTGCGCTCCCACGCGGCAAAGCCCGAATCGGTCAGCAGCCGTTCCGCCACCTGGCCCCACGCCAGCGCCAGATCTTTCGCCAGCTTCGCCTCCTCGCCCTGCACCTCTTTGCGGAGGATGGCGCCGAGTAAGGTCACAAGGGGGATCAGGCGCTCTTTGAGTAGCGCGGCCTGACACTGGCGTTCGATGAGTGATGCAGCAGCGCTCACAAATCACCTTCCGCTTTCGCGATGGCCGGATCGATCACGTCGAAGGCGGCTCGGATGTATGGAGCCTTCGTGCCGCACGCGACTTCGAGCACGCGCCGCGCCACCTTCAGCGCCTCCAGCAGATCAGGAGCCGCTGCGATGAGATTCGCGTTGGCGCGTCCCTCTTTCCGTGAAAAGACTTCAGCGAGCGCCCCCGCATGTAGCGTATTGTCCGGGCCGTAGACACGAAGATTCCCGGTTTGCCCAGCGCTCCACGGTCCAGGCGTTGGGATTACTCGGTGGCCGCTCTGCGGTAGATCCCGACGCTCCCCCTCGGGAACGCCGTCCACGCGCGCTAAATCTTTCGTGCTATCCTTCGTCATGGCCATTGCACCTCCTGTGTGCGAGTGCGCCGGGGCCGATTGTTCTGAGCAGTCGGCCATTTTTGTTTAGGTCACTTCGACTTGCTGGCAACGCGAATGACCTTCTCGACGCGCTGAACTTCCACGAGCTGGTAAACGCCCACCGGCTCCGGGCCGTCGTTGTCGGACATCGCCCCTTCGATCGTGTCTGACGCGGAGAACCACGAGGAGTCCTTGTCGTTCACGTCGGTCTCAATCCTCACGAAGAGTTGTTTCGGCAGTTTCTTCGGCATCGATCTGCGGCTCCTGTTCTGATGGTTCCGATTTGATTTCCTGCAACGCAACCCGCTTACGCCAGCGGCTCATCGTGACCGCGACGGTGGCACCTGACGTGCCGAGCACATTGCCGATCTCTTTCGCTGATAAGTTCGTCTGTGTGCTCAGAATGCGGATGATTTCGCTCTGCCCTAAATGCTCGCGCAGCGATGCGGCGAGTAGCATGTTCGTGACGCGAACCTCCGCGATCAGGCGGTCGAACGGTGAATGCTCCGGTTTCTTGCCTCGCCTTTTCATTCCTACGCCCGCTTCCGCGTCAGCTTCCCCTGCGTCCGATCCGCTTCCCGATCCGCCTGCTCCACCACCCACACCGGACTGACCAGGATCGGCACCGCTTGACAGCCACTCATCAAGCGCAAATACCGCAAGAGTTCGGTTTCAGACTGCACGTCGATCGTGTGTTCGGCATGGCTGATGGTCATGGGCGCTCCTGTTACCATTTACCGGCGAAGTGCAAACAGCAGAGAGCAAGGGCTATCAAGCTCGCGACCAAATCCCAAGGGAAAGACCTACTCACAGATCTGAGCCCGTCATCGTTGCGAGATAGACATCTTTCGCAACGACCAATAGCAGTTCCAGGAATTTCATCAGCGTTAACCACGCCATCAAACCCAGCGTCACACCAACGATCTGAAGCGGCCCGCCTGAATCGAACAGACCCCAAAAGGCAAGCCACCCGATCTTGATTTCGCTCATCGCTGGCCTCGGTCCCAAAACTTCCGCACGGCCCTGAACGTGTAGATGGAGAAATCTGCGACCAGCCCGACCACCGCCACGATCAACAGCACGACCACGCCCACGTTGAGAATCAGATTCACGAGCACATGGGCTGCCTGATCGCTCATCGCACCCTCAGCGCAAACCGGACAATGTAGAAGGTGAACACCCCCGCCACGAGCAGACCGAGCCCGGACGGTGGCATCCGCTGGAGTGCCTGACTCACCGTATCGGCCAGTTCAGTGAACGCTGCGACAATCATCATCGCGTCACCTCAGGTTCAGGGAACAACTGCTCAGGCGTGCTGCCGAGAATGGCGGCGACCCGCGCCTGCACATGCGGCGGCAACTGCACCCGGCCTTGCTCGGCGTGGCAAATGACGGTCTGCGAGACGCCCGCGAGCTTGGCGAGCTGCGCCTGCGTCATGACTCGAACACGACGAAAAGTCCGCAGCGGGCTCTTTCTTTGCCTTATGGACCGAGCATTCAATCGGTCAAGAATGACATGCAGCCCACGATGGTGGCTTGCACAAAGCCAGCGGACCACCAGTGGCTCTTCGTAGGTGTCATGGTGCGCGTGTGCCGGCTGCTTTCCGCAAATATCGCAGGGCTGGCGCACCAATTCACCGCGCCTTATCGCTCGTGCCACTTGGCTATGAGCGTCGATCGGCAGATTCATGACGCCACCGCGTCTTGCGCCGGAAAGACAACAGTCACAGCCGTCTTGAGGGCACGGGCAATGCGCTCGCACTCATCCACCGTGGGCGCGACGTGCCCGTTTTCAATAAACGAGATTCGCGTCGGATTAATTCGGCTCTTCCGGGAGAGGTCGAGCTGCGTCATGCGTTGCTCGGCCCGGAGGACGCGCAAGCGGTTCGAGTCGCGTTTCGTGCTCATGTTCCAGACCACTATACACGGTTTGTTTTGTAATGCAAGAATATTTTATTGCCTACGATGGGCGAGCCACGGCAGGGAAGAGCCTTGCGCAGACGGAGCAAAACCAGCCGCGCTGATACGGCTCAATCAGCCGATCCTCGCCGCAATGCGGACACGTCGGCGCCGTCTCAGGCATCGGCGGTCGTGCGGTGGTATGGTTCACGCGGCGCAGCGGGTTGGACGCCATCAGCAGGCACCTGGTCAGGGTGAAGCAGGATGCGGTAATACGCGCGGCAAATGTCACAGTTCCCATACAGCGGGCACTCCAGCGTGTGATTGCCGAACGTCGCCAGCGCCTTAAAGCGTTCTGCTTCGGTCACATCGGCTCAGAGTAGCGCCGCGATCTTCTCCACCAGTTCGATGAACTTTGAGACTGACACGATCTGCGTGATGCCGTCCGCTTCCAGCGCCTTCAGGACAGCAATCGCTTTCGCCGTCTTGTCCGTGCAGACGTAGACGGGGTAACTTTGCCAGTAGTAGGCCGGCATCTGTGACGGATAATCGTAGATGTGGGTCACTCCATTGCCGTTCCAAGTGCCACTGTCTGCGATGTTCTGGTCGAAGCCTGTCACTGTCTGCGTGCCAGCTTCTCGAATCGCGCCGTCAATCACTTGCATCATTTCGCCTTCTCCTTTTCATTTCTTCAGCAACTTCGCCCAGCCCCACGTGGGCCGTCGCAACTTCCGCGGCAGTGTCCCCACGGGCAGGATCACCACTTCGACGTGCTTCGCGTTGTAGCGTTCCACGATCAGATCCTCCAGCTCTTCGCGCAGTCTTCCGATCTTGTCTTCGCGCAGATGGATGTCTTCCCACAGGCCCACGATGCGAATATCCAGCGCAGTCGTGAGCGGCTCGGCCATGACACCTACCGGCCTTCGTAGTTGGTGTTTGGTTTCGGTCCCACCCCACCGATGGCTGCATGATTGGTGCGGGAGAAGTAGAAGCCGACGATGAGGAACAGCGAGCTACTGAGCACCACCGGATACTCGCCGTGCGTCACCATCATGCCGTGGTAGGACGCCACGATCATGTTCGCAAGCACGACCGACACGGAGATGATTGATTGCGTCCACTCCCAGATCAAGTTGATCCGCCGCTGCCCGGCCGTCACCAGATCCTCTTGGCTGGTCGTGGTCGGGGCCAGTGAGACTTGCGAGTCGGTTAGCCCTGTTGCCATGCAATGACTCCTGCTGCCCCGACAAACACCCCGGCCGCGAAGAACGCCAGCAACAACAGACCGAGCCACAGCCAGAGCGGATCGATCATGCGCCCCGCCGTGTGCGCCGTCGATCAATGACCGCTTCGAGCGCCATCAGCCGCGCATCCATCACCGCGACCTTTGTTTCGATGCCAGAGGCTTTGACGAAAAACTCATTGCCCTTCGTCATCAGGCTGCTGCCCTGCTCGCTGGCCTTATCTCGCATCCGTTGAATCTCGGCGCGGAGTTCATCGATCTCCTCGGCCAGTCCCGCGATCTTGATGTTGCAGGTTTTCAGCTCGTTCCGTAGATCCGCTTCAACCGCGGGCTGCTTGTGGACAAACCGGTCGATGGCGACGAGGGCGGCCAATCCCAGATTGACGCCGAGAATGACGTAGGGCACCAGCCAACCGGCCACGTCGGTTCACCTTCCTCACCGCCACCACCACGCCGTATAGGCCGCCCAGACCGCCGTGATGATGATCGCCAGCCACAACAGGCGCACGGTATATCGCCCCCGCAATGGAAAGAACGGATGGAGATACGCGTGCCACGCCTTCTTGCTACCGCACCACCGCGTCCACATGCTTACCCGCCTCTGCCTTACCCGATCCCTGAAGTGAGAGGGCACCGCAGGATCACGGCACCCCCGCACCCCTTACCGCAGGCCCGGCTCCTTCAGAAGTGAGCCCGCGCGCAAGCTAGCGAATCCGTAATACCGGCCCGCCACCGAACCCGCCAAGGTTCTGCACGACCCACAGCACCGCGATGAGCACGACGATCACATAGACGACGGTGGAGATCGGCTCGCCAATCCCGAACGCGCCCATCAACGCCCGGATCGCCCAGACGATGACGCAGAAGACGAGCACGACGATCAAGAGACTGACGAGACTCATGTCCGCTCCTTTACTGAGACACGCGCGTATTGTGAATGGCGACGCCGATGAAGAATCCCGCCGTGGCAAAGTTGATCGCCGTGGCAATCTTTGGATGGTTTTCGTGGAGTTTGGCGACGGCGAGCAACTGCAACGACGCCACGCCGAGTTGAACGGCCCCGAAGATTGCCGGCCGATCTGACCACCGCGCAAGGAACGGATTCGCCTCACGGCAGTTGTAACGCACTGAGGTCCCACCGTTGCGGGCATCTTCCTCGGACTGATAGGCGCGGCCCAGACAATGCTCGGTGCTCGCGAGGTCGGCGGCGTGTGCCGTGATCGCGGCGACCATCGAGACACGGAACAGCCGATCCTCGGCGTGAACCACTCGAGGAATCAGCAGCAGCACGACCACGAGCACCAGCCGTCTCATGGCCGATACGTCCCCGCCGTGAACGGCACGAGCACCACATTGGACCGCTGCGGCGTGAAACCAGGGGCTTGCTGGTTCTCCCGCCGGCAGACACCTGAGACGACGAACCACGCGACCATTTCGCCGGGTTTCGGGTTGTAGTCATCGAGCGGCAGACCTGCGTAATAGTAAAAGTTGCTCGATAGTTGTTCTGGTGCGAGCGCCGGCCCGGTCGGGATGTAGTCCCCGCTGCAATCGATGCACGTCGAGAGATACCAGAGGCCGCCGATGTTGCAGCCCACGCCGAGCGTGTATTGCATCAGATCGCCCGGCGCGAAGCCGGTCGCTTGAAACTTCGGCCAGGCCGTGGCTCCCGTCTTCGCGGTGAAGTCTAGTGTCATGTTCGCCGTGGCCGACAGGCTCAGGCTGGTCATCGCCGCCGTTTTGGGCCAGTTCCGCACATCGGGCGATTCCCGCGTGATGATGGCGGCGGACATATCGATCGCATCCTGCCCTGGGTTGGGCGGTGGCGGGGTGGGGCCGTCCAGCACGATCACGTCGAAGGTTTCCCCCGGCCCGATAGCGTCCCGGTTGGCGATCAGCGGATGCTGGCCTTGATATTCATCCCATGCGGTGACGATCTTCCCGTTGAAGGCGCGTAACGCGATTCTCATTCGGTGCTCATACCCTTTCTGGTATCATTTCCGCATTACCATCTACGCCATCGTCGCTGGGCTGGCGGTGTTTCTGGTGCTCTGGCGCCTCGGCATCATCCTTGTGGATTGGGCCGATGCGCGCACCTCTCGTATCACCGAGGCGGAGGCCCGGCGTCGGGCGTCTCTGAGCCGCCTTGGGCAATGGCCCCCAACGCGACCCGAATAAGGTCTGGCGACACCCGCGCCGCCGTCGCCGCCTGCGTATACAGCCCCCGCGCGAGTAACGATTTCACCGCTGGACTGCGATCCAGCAGTGCCGTGATGAACGTCGTTGGATGGTGCGCCACCCAGGCGAATCCCACCGGATCGCGGTTGCCCGAGAGCGCCACGCGCCGCCCCACGCCGTCCATCGCCGCCATGAGTTCCGCGTCCCGCTGATTCAGCCCGGCAATCTGCGGCACTTCCGCTTCGATCTCTTCCTTCAGCCCCCGCGCCAGCGCCTTCTCGGTTTCCACGGCGGCCGAACTCATCTCGCCGTATTTCTTCCCGATCTGCTGATACGTGCCCACCTTCATCGCTTGCGCTTCGGGCAGGGTCAGGTTGCCTGTGAACACCGGATGATTGACAAACCCCTGCACGGTATCGCCAACCGCCTTCAGATCCTTCGCGGGGTTGGCCTGCTGCGAGAGGGTGGCCGCCGTGGGCAGCGCGCGAGCCGCCACCCGCGACTTGTCCACGACCGCATTCGGGCGGCCGAGCCGCGTCAGCAGCGCATCGCGATCCGTGAGCGCCTGCTTGATTTCGTCGTTCGTCGCGGCAAAGAGCTTTTGGAGCTTGCCGAGGCCCGCTTCGGTGACGTTCACGCCTTCATCGAGCAACGTCTGGACGATCTTCGGCGCCGTCGTCTTGTATTCCCGCAGCAACGCCACGCCCGGTTTCACGGCCGATTGCATGATGCGCGGCGCCATCTTGCTCATGCCCGCACCGAGCGCCGGCCCCACGGCTTGCGCCCCGCCCTGCAAGGCGGCTTGTCCGGCCATGCCCTTCACAGCCTCGCCTGCGGTCTTCGGCGTCGGTTCGTCGCGGAAAAAGTTGATGAGATCTTGCCAGCCCTTGCCCCCAGCGCCGCCGAGCGCCGCGCCGGCGATGGCCCCCGGAGGCCCGCCAACGGCTGCGCCCGCCACGCCGCCCATCGCGCCGCCGATCGTGGGCAACCACTCGACCACCTTGCCGCCGATGTTCTTGATGTTCGCCAGCAGTTGATCGCCTTCTTCGGGCTTCGCGGATTGCCCGGCTTTGTAAGCCGTCGCCGCCGCCGCGTTCACCTGGTCCTCGGTCATCGAATCAGGGAACGCCACCGAGCCGATGCCTGGAATCTCGATCACCTTCTCAGGCATTACTTGATCTCCTCGATCTTGCCCGTGGCCGGATTGAAGCGATGCGTCGGTTTCGGCGCCGCCGATTGCCCACTTGCTGCCGCCTTGTCACCGGCCGGATTCATCCCGGCCTGCCCGTAGATCCCCATCTGGTCGAGCAACGTCTGTCGCTTGCGATTGACGAACGGCACCACGACATCATTCAGCGCCGACTTGAACTGGTCCGGCCCGAGATTGGCGTCCGTCATGTTGAAGCCCATCTCGCGCGACATGTCCGTCGCCGAGCCGTAGCCCAACGCGCCTGACAGTTCATCCGCGAAGGCGATCTGTGCCGTGCGGAAGTTGGTAAACGTCTTCGCGCCCAGTCCGACCTTGATCGGCTGCATGAACCGATTGAGGACCGTCACGCCTGACCGTGAGGCTTTGTCCGAGGCCGCCAGCAGATCCGGCACGGCCTGGACGACGTTATCGAGCGAGGCGAGTTGCTGCTGGACCTTCGGGTTGCTCGCCAGCTTCATCCCCATCTCGAATTGCGCCGCGTTGAAATTGGGATTGAGTTCGCGCGCCTTATCGTAGAGGCTCACTTTCAGGTTCGCATTGGACGCCGCCCGCCCATACATGCGCTGGAAGTCCGTCATCGTCAGCTTGCCGTAGGCGAGATCCTGGGCGATGCGGTATTCACGGCTGTTCGGCTTGATGTCGAAGGCCGGATCGAGACCGCCACCAGCCGCCAAGCGCCGAGCCGTGACCGCCGCCGCTGCTTCAGTCGCCCGATTGTGGCGGCCGGTTTCTGCGGCGGTGGCATCCTGTCGCCGGTTGTCCGCTTCCTTGTCCTGTCGGTTCAGCGCCTCCGTTGCAGCGTTCTTGCGCGCATCTTCCGCCGCTTTGCTTTCCGCGAGTTGTGCCGCCGCTACCCGCGCTTTCTCCCGCTCCTGCTCCACTACCGGGATCGCCGCCTGTCGGATGCCGTCAATCACCCGCTTAGTCTGGTCATTCCAGGCCGTGGGGATCTTCTCCGCTTCGGGAATCCCCATCGCCATCGCCTGCTGCCGGAACGTGTGCAGCGAGAGGTCATCGTTGACAGTGCCCGCCAGCCGTCCCAGCAGTTCGCCCTGTTGGACGTGGAACTCACTCTGCGCCTTCTGAAACTCGAACTGATGGGCACGCGCCGTGGAGAGTTGGCTATCCACCTTCAAGCCGAGCTCGGGATCGACCTGATACAGTTCTGGCCGTGCCTTCTCCAGATCGCCCCCATACTTCGTCAGGATGCCCCGCACGAGCGCCTGATTCCGCAAGGTGCGCGCTCGCTCGCCCACGTCGAGCCGTCCGGCCTGCACTTCCAGATCGCGCGCTTCGTTCTCTTGCGGCGTGAAAATCTTCGCCGGCCGCACGCTGAGCGGAATCGAAGGATCAATCGGCATCGGCGTGCCTCATCGAAACAGTCCGGAATACAACCCATACAGGTTGTTGTAGGCGTTCTGGGACCCCACCGTGCCCGCCGCGGCGGCGTTCCCGGCGCCCGTGATGTTGTTGCCCGCCGCGTTGGCATACGGTCCAGTGACGCCCCCGGCGAAGCTCGTCGCGTTCGCCGCTTGCCCGCCCGCCCCGTTAATACCCGAGTTCGTCGCGTTCAGCCCGAGACCGGCCAGCGAGTAGTTCTGGTTGAACAGGTTTTGGTTGACGCCCATACCCTGGTTAAAGGCGTTCTGGTTCGTCGCCAGTCCTTGTGTAAAGGCGTTCTGATTCAAGGCCAAGCCGCGCCCGAACTGTGCGGCGTATTCCTGTGAGGCGGCGCCCTGCCCGTAGTTCACCAGATCCTTCAAGGCCCCGCCAGTCAGCAGCGTGCCCCGTGCGGCGGCTGAGTTCTCCAGTGCTTCCTGCCCCTGCCCGAAGCGCCATTGATACGACGGGTCCTGCGTGAAGTCAGACGGCAACCCGTTGAACGGCGCCGCCGGATTGAACGCCCCGACACCATAGAACGGCCCCATCGCACCCGCTGAGCCACCTTGTCCTCGCAGCCCTTCTTGAATCTTGCCGCGCCAGAACTGCGCGCCGCCCGCCTGTTCGGTCGGGTTTGCGCCCGGCTGGCCCGCGATGTAGTCCGAGTAGAGCTTGACCAGCTCCGGTGTGGCATTGGCGCCGAGCTCCTGCCTGACCCATGCTTCACGCTGCGCCGGGTCCATCGCGACGGCCATCCATCCGGCGGCGTTGCCCTCCAGATTGCCGAAATTCGTCGTAGTCGCAGGCTGCGTCAGATCGGCGAGACTGCCGCCGGTCGGCTGGGGCGTGTCCGAGGAAGTCGTCGGCGGCATCTGCTGCCGCGGGACTACTGGCTGCGTGCCGAGACGAATGCCAGTGCCCTGATCGATGGCGGTAGGCTCCACGTAGCCCTGTTGTGCCCACCAATCATCCGGGGCGTCTGCCGTCGTGTTGCCGTAGATGCTTGCCATTAAATCCTCCGCGCGCCGGCTGCTTCAAACCGGGCGACTTGATCCATCGGCACCGGCCGTTGACTGCCATCCGGCGCCGCCATGAGCACCGTGCGAGGCTGGGCGACTTGCCCGGTGGGCGTGCCCGCTGTCGGTGGCCGCCGCGGGTCTACCGCAGGCGTGCCCATGACCGACTGCACAGGCGGTTGAGCCGGCGGAGGCATCCCGGCCGGTGGCTGATAGCTCGCCAGTGATGCCGGTCGCGGCTGGCCGGTCAACTGGTAGAGGTTGCCGAGTGCCCCGGCCCCGATCTGCTGATACGGCGCGAGCCCTGCGATCTGCTGGCGGGTGTAATCGCGGTTCTCGAGGTAATCGCCCCGGCTGGTGTCATACATCCGGCCTTGGAGCTCGAGCGCCCGGTTGGCTGCCGCAATCTCCTGCTCACTGGCGGTCTGGGCCGCTTGGGAGCCTTGGTAGGCTTGCAAGGCCCCGAGGCCCGCACTGATGAGGGTCCCGTAGGGGTTGCCGCCGGTCAGGCCGTTGATGACGCTCATGGCGCCTCCTGTCGCTGGTGCGTTCGCTGCGAGCGCCGGTGGCACACCGACCGCGGGTGCCACGCTCGACGCGGCGGCTGGCGCCACTGAGGACGCCGCGGGCCCGCTTGCCGCCGCCGCTCCAGCGGGAGCAAGACTTGAGAGACTCGCCACGGTCGGCGCCGCCACCAGGCCCGGCAATCCAGCCCCGCCCGCGGCTAATCCCGTGGTCGCAGCGGTTTCCCCGAGGCCGACGCCCGCCCCAGTCCCCGCACCCGCTCCAGCACCGAACGCGCCCGCCGCAGCAGCCCCGCCCAGCCCGGCCCCCACCGCGGCGCCGCTATACAGGAGCGCGGACCAGTTCGAGTTGCGCTCGTTCCAGTTCTTCTGGCGAAACTGCGCGGTGAACGGGTCGAAAATCGTGGTGGCCGGGATGTCCTCTTGCTCGAGCCGGGCCGTCAACGCCGTGCGCGTCTGGTCGATCGCGCCCAGATTCCCTTGCGTATAGGCCCGCAGATACGCCTGATACTCCGGCAGTGCTTGGAGCCGCTGATTCAGCGCGGCATCCTCCGGTGCGATCGTCTGCTGGCCCTGATGTTCCGCGAGGAGATCTGGTGCAATGCGTCCTTGGGGCGGTCGTGCAATTGGCATCTCAAAACCTCAATTACGGCACGCCCCACGCCAGCCCCGTCCAGACCAGCGTGCTGCCATTGGTAATCGTGATGACATTGGTCGCAAACGTCATCGTCCCCACCGTGCCCGTGGTCGAAATCAGGAACGCGCCGAGCACGGTCGTCAGACCGCTCACCGTGAACGTGTCGTTATTCGCCGCGCTCGTGCCCGACACGAAGATCACTTTCCGGATCTGGCCCGGCAGATTCGGCCCGAAGTCGGCGCTCGTTTTGGCGGTCAGTTCAGCCATTTACGTCAGCGCCGGCACTTCTTCCCAGAGGATCGCGCTCGCCGCACTCACTCCGACCGGCGTCGTGGTGCAGAGCAACGCGAGCACACTGCCGGGCACCAGCACGATCGCGCCGTCGATGTTGTCCACCGACGGGGCGGCATAGGGGACCACGCCGAGCACATCGGTCCCACTGACCGGCATCGGCCCGCCTTGCAGCCCGGCCGCTTCCATCACCGTCAGGTTCCCCGACAGCCCCGTCAGCGCGGTATTCGCGTAGCCCTTCCCGACGGCGCCCGAGGCCACGAGCGACAACCGACTGAAGGGGACAATGCCGGTCGTAATCGCGCTCTGGTTGACCCCGACGCACCACATGAACGCCCCTGGCCCCGTGCGCGCGCCGAGCGTGGTCATCACGATCTGGAGCCGCGCTTGCAACACCACGAGGTTTTTGCCGCTCCCGACCGGGTTCCACAACCCGATGATCGGCGTGCCGGTGGCGCCGAGCGTGCCGGTGGTAAAGGTGACGTTTGAGATGGATGTCACGGTCATTCCGGCCGAAAAGAGCGTGCCCCGCAGTGCCGCCTCTTGAAACCGGCCGTGCCCATCCGCGACGATTTGCGCGCCCGACAGATCCGCCCGAAACGGCGTGGACGTGCCGGTCGTGCCATACAACGGGCCGCGCCACTGTAAATCAGACATGAGTCTCTCCCTTTACTCCCACACGTTGTCGATGGTCAGTTGATTCGTGACTGGAAATCCCGACGTGGTCGGCGTCACCGCGGTATTCCACGGATCAGGGAAGTCCTGATCGAACGCGGATTGTCCGGCTTCCGTTTGCGTGACGACGGGCACCGGCTGTGCGCGCAGTTCCTCATCCGTCAGCGGAGTTAACGTGGTCCCGATACTCATGTGTTCTCCACGCCAAAAAGGTTGAAGCTCAAGGTGTCCACGGTCGCATAGGCGCGCACGACATCGGTCGCCGCGAGCGTGTAGCCCAAGGTGAAACTTTTCGTCTCGTTCGCCTTGATCGGCACGTCATACGACACATACTGCTTGAGACTGTCGGCTGCTCCCGCCACCGCCACGCTCAGTCGAAATGCCGTCGCCGCAAGGCTCCGATTGGTCACCACTAACGTGCTGATCACCGCCGAGGTGGACGCGGGCACCGTATACAGCGTGGTCAACGTCGCCGCCGACGGGTTCAACTGGCCCAACACTTTGTAGGTTGCCGCCATCTAGCCACCCATCAACAGAAACGGCGAGGTCAGACTGCCCCCCGCCACGCCGCTGTCCTTGATCAACGTCCCCGACGTGCCATCGAAGATCGCGACGTTCTCATCCACCACACTTTCCGGCCCCGTGACCCAGCGCTGCGCCCACTTCACAAAAAACATCTTCCACGCCACCGTCATCACGCTCGAGCGCGGCAGCGTCACATCGTTATTGATTGGGGCGGGCGACAGGATGCTCAACTGGTCCCCTTTTGAAAGTTGGCGTAGGCGTTCACTAGTGCCCATGCGGCACTGGGATCACTCACCGACACCTCAAACACGAAATCGCGGCCCTGCCCCAAGTTCGTGGCAAAGGTGCGCGCCGCATACTCCCCAATGGCCCCGGCGTGCATCTGGATCTCGTCGCCCCAGGTGTTGCCGCCATCACGAGAGACGCGCAACATGATCGTCGGATCGGCCAGCGCGGGAATGCCAGTGACGCCCGCGATCGTGCCGAGCCCTTGCTGTAAATCGATCTCGAACCGCCGGCAGATCAGCCGAATCTTTTCCGCGTTGACATGCGGCGAACGCCGGAGCCGCACGATCGCTTCATAGGGCACCGTGTTCGTCACCGTGACGGTCACGATTTCTCCGGCCCCGATGGTGATGTTGTCGTGCGTGCCGCCGTTGCTCACGTTGTAAGTCGTCTCCCACCCTTCCGCGGCGCGTTCGGTGATGCTGTAGCCATCGCCGGCGGGCACGTCTTCAAAAGTCTGTTCGTCGCCGTGTTGGAGCTCGAAATAGACCGGCGTCAGCGTTTCGCTCGCATCGAACGCGAACGTGCGCGAGGGCATCACGGGATCAGTCACTTTCGTGACGATGAGCGTGCCTGCGAGGGCGGTCGCTTCCGGCAGCACGATCAGGGGACACGAGGCCGACGCGCCAAACGTCAGCCCGTGATTCGTGCGGCCCGGCTCCCAGTTGAACTCATCGAACGTGACGAGCGTCGAGCCATCAGCAATCAGGACGTGCCGATAGCGCGAGACCCCGGAGGAAGGAAACGACATGCCCCAGAGCGAGATCCCGTCAGGATCGACGGCGTAACGCGCCGTGCCCGAATTGGTCCCGAAGTTATACGTCGCTTGGAGTGCTCCCGCCGGATTGAACCGCTTGACAAACGCACTCCCCCCCGAGTTGTAGGGCACCAGAATGTCATCGGTGGCGAGAATGAGAATATCGCGCCCGACCGTCGTTGAGGCGCCCAGGTCCACCAGATCCGCGAGCGGGGCGAGCCCGATCAGGTCGTAGGCGTGGACAATGCCATGCCCCCCTGTGTTCTGGCTGTAGTAACAGATCGTCCCATCCCGCGAGGGCGCCATGCCCACGGCGAGCGCACTATCGACCGGCAGCGTCCAGGTTGTCGCGCCAGGTGCGCCCGCCGACGAAATCGTCTTAAGCACCCCCGGCGTGACGCTCGGGCTGTTCAGTCGGCAGAGAATATAGAAGGTGGCGTTCCCGTCGCTCCGCATCGGGGACACCGAGGACTGATTCGCGATCAGAAGCGAGGTATTCGTCGCAATCAGGTTCAGATTCGTGTCGTAGAGCGTGATCGCCGAGGCCAGATTCGCGTTCCACGTCGGCGACTCGGGCTCCCCGAGCAAACACAGGACGCCACTCGGCACGACATCGCCGATCTCGCAGGCCGGGAGCCCCAAGATCCGCAGCACGTCGCCATTCGTGGCATCGAGAATCGCGGTCGGGAACCCCGGCACGTCATGGGTGACGAGCAGACTGCCGGCCGGGGTTGGCGCATTCGGCGCGGCAATCACATCGAAGGTGACATCGGCTGTCACCGTGGCCGTCGCCCCATCGAGCGCCAAATACAAGGGCGTCCCCGGCGTGGTGTTGATCATCATCGCGCCGCCGACAAACCCGCAGGCTTGCGGAATCTGCACCGGCGCACTGGTCGGGCCGATCCAGCCCGAGAAGCCCGCGTTCCCGCTCGTATCCGAGACCGTCATCCCGATCGCCGTGCTCCCCACCGGCGCGGTGTAGACATACCAGACGGTATGCCGCGGCGTGAAACAGGTGGAGACCGAGCCACTGGCCGGCGCCAGGTTGAAATCGGCCGCGGTGATCGTGGCGGAAAACGGCAGGCTCGTGATCGCGATGGCGGTCGCCGGCGTGGTGTTGGGAGGCACCGGCATCAGACCACCACCCGATTCGAGCCGAAATTGACGCTCATCTCATAGAGGACATCGCTGTTGCGTGCCCCCACCAGATGCTTCCCGAAGGCATACATGTGGACCCACGGCAGATCGGGCGTCCACTGCATCGCCACCGGGTCCCACCGGGCCCGCTTGTGCCACTCCCGCGTCGTCACGTCATACGCCCAATGCCACGGGCGGCCGGGAATGTAGAGCACGTAGAAGGCGTGTTCCTCCTGCTCATAGGTGAACGCGACGCAGCCTGAGAGGTCATGCGCCTTGCTGATGTCGTAGTCCACCGCGGATGTCGAGACGACAATCGGCACGGCGCCCACGCCTTGCCCGCGGTAGACCTTCCCGGCACCAAATTCGTTGCTGCCTAACCAGAACGGCGCGTTGTCGATCACCTGCACCGAGAACGCCGCGGCACAGCCTTGCTGCATCAAGGAGCCGGGAATTGGCGCGAAGACTTGCAGCCCGCCCACGTCATCCCAGACCACGGTCGTCTTCGTCCCCCACAGCCAGATCTGGCCGTGAATGGCTTTCAGCGCCACGATGTTGTCGCTCGACTGCACGAGTTGGGCGAAGTTGAGCGAAGGCCATGACAGTCCGTTCTCAAGATCGGACCAGTGGAACTTATTAGTGAGCGCTTCCAACCCAAGGAACCGCCCATCGATGAAATCCACCATCGTGACGGGCCAGTCGAGCGGCACATTGACCAATGTGTCTGAGACGTAGTCGTAGAGATACAGCAGATTGCCGGACGGGAAGATCAACTGATGGCCGGTGGCCTTATTGAACGTGGCGAATGTGGTCGGACGTGTGTCCGTGCGAATCGCGGGCGAAATAGCGATGCCGCGCGCAATCTGCCGCGAGAGCACCTTATAGAGATTGCCGCCGCCCACGGCAAAGGCGACGCCGTCCTGCTCGAATACGCCGCGCACCGGCCCTTGCCCGAGCGCGAGAAACGGGTGATAGCCGGGCGTGGGACAGAGCCAGACCGGCGCCTTCGGCGTGCCCGAGGGCGCCGCCGAGACCATCCAGTTGATCAGTTCTTCATCGTTGACGTTCGGCGACCGCAGGGTGGAGGCGGGGCCGACGAAGCCGGGAAGGATGCCCACATTGACCTATTGGATCGCGAACACGTTCCAGCTCGTGCCGGTCCACCAGACCAGCGCCGGAATCGCCCCGCCCCCGGTGACGGGATCACCAATCACCGGCGTGAGCGCATCCGTCACCCCGCGAATAAAGCCCGCACCCTTGGTGGCGGGGAGGAGCGCCACCGTGGTCGCCCCGGCGTCCACGCCCGTGGCGGAGTAGGACCACACATACCAGGTGGAGATGTTGTCGCTGATCAGAATGACCACCGGCTGCACGGCGACTGCCCCGGAGAGCACGTTGTTGCTGGCGGGTGGCAGGAGAATCGCCGCCCCGCCCGTATCGATGTCGATGGCATCCGACCCATTCGGGTCAATCGCCAGCCCGATCGGGCCGACGTTCTTGATCGCCAGAATGCCGGTGTAACTCGAGGCCGCCGGGAGCGTGATCCGGGCCGGTTCGGTGGCACTGCCGGTCGTGTCAATCGTGACCAGCCGATCACTTGGATCGATGATGTAGCCGGGCGCTTCATTCGTGACCCCGGCCGTCTGGAGCGTGCCGATGTTGCTTGCGAAGGTCAACCCGATGTCTTCGACATCATCGAGCGTATACAGCACGTTCGCATCGCTGTCGGAGACAGTGAATTTGTAGCCCACCGGCCCGAGAAAGATCGGATTCGGTGGCCGCCCATCGCTATCGAGCGTGATCGTCGTCGGGTTCGCGGTGCCGTTCTGGTCCGTATACGTCACCTGCGGCGTGGAGGTGCCCGCCAGAAACGTCTCGACCGTGCCGAGCGCATTCGGCACCACCGCGCCCGTGTCGGCGTCGAGCTTAACGAAGCGCAGCTCGATCCACGGCAACAGACCGTAAGGGAAGGCCATTAGTCGGGCTTCAGCATGGACGAGTGGCGAAACCGATCCGTCTCGGTGTCCGGCTTTGGCGCTTTCAAGCTCGCCAGCTCCGCTTCAAGTTGCACCAGCCGCTCCGCTTGCTGTTCGGTCTGCGCGGTGAGCGCGGCGATCTGCATCACCTGCGCCCCCAGCGTCAACTGACAAATCTGTTCAACCGTGCGTGCCATTTATCGACCCCTCTTAAGACAGTCATCTGTGGCGAGACAACTGGCCGACGGAAACAACGCCAGAAAACTCGCGATCATCATGGCCTCGGCGCAAGGACTCTGATAATTGCAATAGTAGGGATGGGTCAACTGCGCGAGATGGGCCGCCGCCCACTGCGCGAGCAGGACGGGATCGAGGTTCCCGTAGTCCCGCACGACGTTCTCAGGGGTCACGCGCAGCGCGGCCGGAATTTCGACGAACGCATAGAAGGCGGCATCTGTGTTCAGGCGCGACTGCTGTCCAGTCGCGAGCAACACATCCCCGGCGGGAAGCGTCCACGCGACCGGCACCGGCACCTTCGGACTCTCGTAGTTCTGGGTGGTCGTATAGACCTGATCCGGGAAGCAGGCCGCACTCCCCTGCCAGCGGAGACAGGCATTGGAGAGCACGCCCGGCGCGTTCTCTCCGGCAAACCCTTGGAACAAGTGGACCGCCGCGACATGGAGCGGCGAGAGCGCCGTGCTGCCATACGGCGAGACACTGAGCGATCCATCGGCCTCTGGCCCCTGGTCGTTGTAGGGAAATCGCAGCATCCGATAGCGCGGATCGCTGGCGTGATAGGTCTGGATGGTGGCTGAACACACCACCTGTGCGTCCACTACCACGCCCCCATAGAGCACGCTGGCACAGATGAGCGAGGTCTGCGCGGGGAGAAACAGAGGGAACGCGGACAGGTCCAGATCCAGCGACCAGTCGGCCTGTCCGGCGTAGCGTGTCGCGTGCCAACACGACAGTTCGGAGTAGCCGGCAGTCATCCACGGATACGTCGGCGCCCCGCCTCGCATCAGATATAGGCAGGTTTCAATGACGATGGTCTCCGCCGGCACCTGTGACGTGTGGATCGCGAGATGCGTCAGCGAGACATCCCGATCCACCGTCCGCGCCCCTTGTTGCGCGTCCTGAACCCACGAACAGGCGACCCCCGATCCGCACGGCGCATACTGGTCCTGCCAGGTGAGCATCGTGACGGCCTTGCTCTGTCCTCCGGCCGACACCACGATCGGCAGGAGCCAGAGCACCGCGAAGGCCCGTCTGATCTGACCCATTACGTCCCTGACGGCGCTGACGCGGAACTGGTCACATTGCCTGCGGTATCAATGATGAGATACCGCGTGCCAGAACTCGCG